GATCTACGCACGCCACCGACTACAACTATTTGCCCAATGAAACACATAAGATCGTGACACTCTATGCTAGACAGCTTACGTCCTTGTGCCCCTTTGAATGTAGAGATTGCAAAGTTAAGCAACTCTATCAATGGAGCTGGACCACTAGCCCTACCACCAAATGTCTTTAGCCTTGCACCTGCAGGACGAACACGACTAGTATCAAACTTAGGTATCTCTCCTGCCCATAGTAGCGCAAGCATTTGACGTAGTGCCTTAGCCCAACCTTCCTTACTGTCCTTAACTACAATCATTGTGTCACTGTTATACAGCTCAGGTATTTCGGGTAGCTTGTTAATGAACTGACGCTCAACGCTAAAGCCTACACCAGTACCACACAACAAGATGTACATAGCTTCGTCGAATGACTTAGGGTCATCAACTGGTAGGTAGCTACAATTAAAACCTGCTGTATTGTCTCTGTCTAAAGCAGGGCCAGCTGACATCATTGCTCGCATAGAAGGCATCACTTCTAGGTTAAGTATAGCTTCTTCTATTTCTTTTGCTATGTGTATTGTGTCGATGTCCAGTACTCGTCGCACTACATTATCCATGTAACGTCCGACTGTCTCAGACCATGACTCTCTTCGTCCTTCACTGTCAACCCAACGTGCATACCGAGATGTATGTATAAATGATTGATAGTCTGTTGGTAAATAATTGTTCATATGTTTTGTTACTCCACTACTGTTTTAATTGATTTAATTGTCATACCATCTACATCGTAGATAAATTCTTGTAATGCTTCCCTGATTTCATCATTCACAATACCGTCAGTTGGCATAGGATAATCTTCTTCGTCTATCTCTATGGTTAAGAATACTTTAACTATCATCTTGGTCCTCAATCAGTACCTTTAGATACCACTGCGCTTTCTGCAAATCCTCTAAGCCATTCTTGTATTTAAAACGCCACAAGTATTTCATTATGTTACCCTGTAAGTAGTACGAGAAACCATCTTCACCTGTTGCGGCACGAATAGCATCTATACACTCAACACCTGCGAAGTTGTAATGTGCTGGTGAGTTTACCATATCTTCTTTGACTGCATTTATTTGTTCTAACTTCATATCATATCTCCTATACTAATGGAACGTTGCTTTTATCACATTACCTACTACACTGTCAATCCTATTCTTAACTGTTTCTTTTTCTACTTCGTCAGTTTGATTTTCTAATTCCCTATCTCGTATATCCATTAAGGTATTGCGAACTTCTTCACTCTCCTCTATTGCTGGTACTGCGGCACAGACCATTTGTGTTATACCCATCAGGTGATAGTGATCGTCATCTGACACATCGTTATCTTCTGTAGTTATACACCCTACCATAAGCTCTCCTGTCCAATCTCCTTGTTCATCAAAGAAGGGTGATAACCTTATGATATAATCATTTGGGCTAAAGTCTATAAATATTTTATCTTCATCGTCTTTCATGTATGTTATCCCCTTTTCACTCTCTTGTATGGACACTGTATCAATGGTGGATGCATGTCCTTGCCTGTTTCTTGTAACCATTCTATAGGTATGATCCTGTCTGCATAAGGTATACCATGCTTAGCACACCATTGTCCATAGCTAGTTTTAGCTCCTTTGCTTAATTTTCTTTTACTACTTGTAAACACAAATCTTATGTCAAGCTTGGGGTGCTGTACCTTAACTGCTAAATGCTTTCGCCTATCGTCAGAATTAAATAATCCCTTTGTCTCAATTATAATACCATTCTTCAACACGAAGTCTGGAGTATAGGTTCGGTACATGAGGTCTTCCCATTCAATCTTAACTTCCTCGTACTTGAACGGCATTTTATTTTCAACTAAGAAATCTTTGTTCTTAACCTCAAGACCACTCCTATATCCATGCTTCATAGCGGCGGCGAATTGCTTAGCTCTCATTTATGTACGCCACAATTGGTAGTGTCTTAGCTTTCGACACCTTAGATGGTTGTTCGTCTATGTCGTAACACGAGTACCTAAAATCACAGAACTTACAACTATCGTTTAGTACCATATTACCTGAAGGTACACCCCTAAACGTTTCGGGTTGTGGTTGGAAGCAACGCTCAAACTTGTTTGCGTTTACTGTGTGTACTGTCTTCTCAAGCTTAGCCATCTGTTCATCTAGTACAAGTCCATCGGCAGGTACATACTTGATGTTACCATTAGCCTTGTTGACTACCCACCAGCCACCTACCTTCTTGCCAGTAGCCTTAGTATAACCAGCTAACTGACCTACGTAACCGAAGGGGTCACTCTTTTGTAGTGTGTCATAGGACTCAAACTTATTGCGGTATGACCAATCAGACGCAGACTTAACATCATCAAGTGCACCATCCATAATAAGATCATACGAACCTTTGATTGTCTCACCACCTATGTCAAGTGTGATAAAGTTATTATCATCCTCATATGGAACACCAGCTTCTTTGATGATCCCTTTGAATGCCGCTTCAACTATGTCACCTAATAGCATATTCATTACGAATGTTGTTGGTAAGGGCAATGCTTCCTCTGGTTTATTCTTAGCAAACCAAAGCTGGCAAGTAGGCTTACCTATGTTAGACATACGTATCCTAAATGCATCACGCTTATTGCCCCCACCAAACTGGCGTCTCATAGAGTTCATTACATCGTCACCAATCTGTTTGATTGTTGCCTCAGACATTTTTGACGTGCCCTTTGTAGCGTTTTCTAAGTACTGATTGATAGCCAGTTCAGCGGGGTGGTTCATTACACGAAGTCCTCTGCAGATATATCTACAAATTCCTCTACTGTATCCATATCTACCTCTTCATTCTTGTGCATGTTTTCATCCCATGCCCCAAGGATGTATGTATTATAGTTAGCGATCCATGCAACGAAACTTGCGAAGACTTCTTGTGCTTCATTCTCCATCTCTAATGTAGTACTCAAGTCCAACTCTGCCTCTGGTACAAAGAAGCTACTGCCGTTTGGTAGGGGTACTTCTCTTGTACTCAAGGTAATGTTGTGCTGTGGTGGTAGCCTACGCATCTTCTCTAGCTTGGTAAACATGTCGCCCATTGTCTTGAAGGCGTCACGGTTATCAATCTCCCAGATGAATGGTGTAGCTTCTACGTCTACTGCATTGCCTTTCTCGTCGGTTGCACCTACCAGTTGTACTGTACCAAACAAAGCACGAACACGTTTGATAGACTTGATAAGGTCTTTCATAGTATCTGGCAACGCCGCCCAATCTTTAATGTAGCCAGCAGGTTTACCACAGTTAAAGCCACCCTCATTATCCTTCATGTCACTGTTTAGGTTGTTAGCCATGACAGTTTTAAGGAAGCGGTTAGCTGTGTTCTCATTACCCTTGATAAACTTCTTATACATAAACCGCTGTAAGAATGGGCGAATGACTACACCTTCGGCGTATACTGTTTCACCATCGGGAATCTCTAGCTTGTATGCACCGCCAGCAATTACCTCTACCTTCTTCATCTTACCTGCAAGCTCCTGCTCACCCATGATGGGGGTGTGATGGATACGAAGTCGTGCCAGTGTACTCGATTTACTGGTTGACTTCTTACCTTCTGAACCCATGCCCATAGCTGTCGCCATTGCCGCAAAGTTGTTAGTGTCTATCGTTGTTACTTCATTCATATTATATTCTCCTAATATATTTTACTGAAATTTAGTTATATCATACTACGTCTTTTGTGTCAAGCCAGTTTGGGCCAATCTTTGCCTCTAATAGTAGGGGTATATTGAAGTCAACACCCCACTTACGATTGATGATTGGTACTAACTTATCGTTGGTGGCTTGTATTACTTTTAGTACTTGTTCCTCTTCATCAGGGTGTATGTCGATTACAACTGAATCGTGTACACTATTTACTACGCAACTACGTAGCTTGTTAGCAGACAGTAACTTATCAATATAGATTAGTGATATAGGTACTATGTCTGCGGTTGCAAACGATTGGACAGGATAATTCTTTATCTGTGTGAAGAATGTAACCCCACCAAATCGTCGTCTTACCACATCAGGGAATGCAAACTCACGTCCTGATGGTGTAGTTATCATGCCAGTGTTCAAGGCTTCTTTGGCTAGGCTCTCATGCCACTTAGCTACACCACTGTACTTAGTCGTGAACTGCTTGTAGTACGATGCTTCTGCTGGTGATCTACCGAACCCCGACGCGCCATAAAGGGGTGCGAAAGTGTGTGACTTTGCTTCCTGTCTGGATATAGGTTGGCCTGCATCAGATATAACTTTAGCAGTATAAGCATGTACATCAAAGTCATCAATGACCTCGTTGATTGCAGTCATGTCTTGTGACAGGAACGCCGCAACTCGAAATTCAAGTTGTGCAAAATCCGCCTCGCAAATTTTACCGCCCTTCCATCGTGACACAAACACCTTCTTAACTGGGAACGTACCACCACGTGGCATGTTCTGCATGTTAGGATCAGCACCAGATAACCGTCCAGTACCAGTGCGGTGTTGTAGTAGTCGTACATGTAGCAACCCATCGGGCTTGACGTGAGTAGCTATGCCCTCAACAAAACTACTGAGGTATGTCTCAACGGCTGACAACCTACGTACATTCTGTAAGAACAGCTCTGCATCCTTCATACCCTTGGAACGTGCAATGCCCTCAAGGAATATAAGATTGTCTTTGCCAGTACCAAAACCGTTGGCACTAATCCACTTGGAATTAGGGGGTGAGAACTTTAGGCCAGCCACTGCGCTAATGTTATCAGTAAAAGTATATCCACTAGCGGAGCAAGTATTGCATTTATTTGATCTAGCATAAGGTGTACCATCTTTCTTTTCTTTCCATACCTGACCACTGCCCTTGCATTCCCGACACTGATGTGCCTTCTGCTTGTACAATTTGTCACTGTATGCATTTACGTTACGTCGATACTCAGCGTCAGGCATTCGTTCATCGAACAGGTCTGCCCACATCTTCTTGTCCTTCGGCTTACGACTATATATAACCCAAGACAATTGCTCTGGGCTGTTGAGGTTTATTGGCCTGTCACCCATTAGGTCACTGGCATGTTCTTCAAGCGCCATCATCAGTAGGTTACGCTCTTGTTCGAACTCAACACGAACTGCATTGAGTGCATCCATATCAACTGCAAAGCCACGTTGATATATACGTGCTAGGTGTACAGCTAATTGATTAGTCAAGTCTATTGTAGGTATTAGTGATTTGCATTCCTCGTACTGTGTCTGCAAACAGTAGTATAATTCTTGAGTTGCGTGAAGATCGTGTGATAGATACTCCGATAGTTCAGCATGAGGAATATCACGTGTGGAATATCCATTCTTAAAGTACTCCTTTAATGTA